TGTGGAACATAGCCCGGAATGTATTCGGGGGGTAGCTCTGGTTCTGGTTCCTCGGCTAGCTCGATAGTGGCAGGCGCGGATACGTGCATAATACAAGCTAAATAGCTTTGACTATCAGCCGTGGTTATTGATTGGTAGGCGTCTACTGTCACCATAAAATACTGCCAAAGATAACTGAGCACCCTATCTACCGCTGCGTCTAGTCGGCTGATCGCAAACTCATTATCGGTAGGCGGCGCAATTAAGGTGATATCAAAATGCACACGGCCGGTAGTGTAGCTTTCTGTATCGGCCTCTAGTAGCGGTGACCCCTCGGTAATAGTCATGCATGGGGGATGTAGAGAGCCGGGTATACCGTCATAGACTGTAAAGTAATCCTCATACTTCCTGATTAGGTCTGATAGGTCACGGCGTGTTTTGGTGATCGGCCCGTCGGTAAATGTATTTACACGCATGTGTTACGCCTATGCTATCGGTAGGGGCATGTATGGGGTGAGTAGCGGCCGCGCTGCTACCAACGCGTCACGTGCAACACGGATCGCGCTAGCGCCGTCGAAAGCGTCGGCGTAGCTTTTAATGCCGTTTGGTGCGTTTTTACGGTGGTAAAGCTCGGCGGACACCTCTAAAACTGCCCTATCTAGGATGTACTGAGGAACCACGGCCGCGCCCACAAAGTGCATAACTGAAAGCCAGGCCACAGAGACACATTCTTTTAGATAGTCTGTCAGTGGCACGTCACCAACATAGCGACTTAGGCCGCTTGCCAGTTTGTCGCCTCGTTCTTTGCTTAGGCCGGCCGTGTATTCTTCCTCGGTTTCATCCATGTTTTTAGCCCAGCTTTAGCGGCAGTACGCCGCCTTGAATCTCGTTTGCGTATGCTGCATAGCGGTAGATGCCGTAATTATCCGTTAGGTTAATGACCTGGGTTGCCTGTAGCTGTACCAGCTGGCTTTCATACACGCGGATAGCATCGCGCGTGTAAAAACCACCCACGCACTTTTGAATAGTAGCAACATTCGTTGCCTCTGCGTTTAGGTCACAAACGATTTTTAGACCTGCCAGGTCACCAGAGATACCCACCAGGTTCATAGCGCCGGCCGTGTTTGAGCCGTCGCTACCCACCGCTAGCAGCGGCCGGTCACCGGCGGTTAGGGCGGCAAGTGCTTTAAAAGTAGCCTTGTTTACTACCAGGCCGTCTAGCGGCAGATTCTGCGCGGCAAAATATGCGGCTGCGTCTACGACTAGCGCGGATAGGTCAGCCCAGGTCAGCGCGGTTGCGGCCTTGGTAGAGACCAGGGCGCTAGTTTCTTGGTCTTTTAGGCCCTTGTTCCAGGCGGCGGCAAGTGCTTTACGGGATGCGGCGCCGGCTGCAACGGCCATCGCCTCTAAATGACGCTGCAAAATATTTACACTGGCACGCTCGATAGTCTGCCTAGATAGGGACGTGTAACCGCCGTAGGTACCTACCGGCGTGCTAGCGCTTTGCAGCTCTACTTTACCTAGCGTTAGATCGTCGCCCTCGCTGGACTGCTTGTTTACAGTGACGCTGTTGGTCTTTAGGTATGTGTTATCAACTCGCATACCCTCAGCGGGTAGGTCACCTACAGCAAAAAGCGGTTTGAGTGCGTCGGGTTGGTCATAGATGCGGGTTAGATCGGCTACCCAATGGGGACCGGTGGCTACCGGATCGGCGGCGCTGGTAGTGCCAGACCAGGCGCGCGCCTGGACGCTGTTCACATCCTCTAGGGTCTGGCTATCGCCTGCCACCAGCGCCTTTACAATCTCGGCTGCACAGCGGCGATCTACAGACGCGGCCGCGTGAGGTGCGGCCATGGTGGTTCGCAGTTCGTTTAGTGAGGTGCGCAGGCGCATAACCTCAGTTTCTAACGCGCTAGTATCCATTTTATTTGCTTCCTCCCGTTGTTGGTTATGCTCTCTTACCTTTGTTACCTTAGCGTCATCATACGCCGGCCAGGGCACTAGCGATACCTCTTTGATATCAATTCTCTTTTGTCGCACGTGCAGGTTTTGGTCATCGTCCCAGGTTTCTTCGTACTCTAACGGAATGAAACCAATTGAAAGACTATCTACCACGCCGTCCAATAGCAGCTGGTAAGCATCGTCGCCGGCGCTAGTCTGACTAATTCTAGCCTGGATAGGCACGCCATCATGTCCAGACGTGGCAGTGCCAGCGCCGATTACCTCGCCATGACGCCACAAAAGTTTAATTGACCCTACGCCACCGTCTGGCTGGTAAGCGTCACGCGCGATAGTCTCATAGTAGCCAGGCGCTAGCTTGGTCTCGCGCTCGTAGGGGACTGCCAGGCCCTCTAGTGTGCGTGTATCATTTTCGGCCAGGGCAATTTTATACTCTCGCCACTCAAGACTAGGATTGTTTTTCATTTGGTGGTTTCCTTTGGTGTGGGTAGGCCCTCGATAGCGGCGGCGGTAGCTGCGTCATAGATGCCAGCGGCGATAGCGGTCGCGTGCGTATCCATGCGCGTTTTTGTATCAGCTCGCAGCAAAGCGTCTAAATTAAAACGTGCCATGGTGCCACGTGGCAGGATAGCGGTCAGTGCATCCTCAATTTCACGTAGGTAGCTCATGACAGTCCACCTAATAAAATCAGTTGCTGCATCGGTTACGTTTTGATAGGTCATACTAGAGCCGTCAACACTGGCTAACAACATATGCGCAGGTACTCCAAACATCCTACCGATTGCCAGCACGTCAAACGCTCGGGACTCCAAAAATTGAACTTCGCTCGGCTTTAGGGCAATAGGGGTATAGCGCATACCAGCACCTAAAACGGCTACGCCGCCGCCATGGCTTGCGTTTTCGTTCCAGCGTTTTTTAGCCTCTGCTGCCTGCTCGGCCGTGATCGGCTGATCTGTAGTCAGTGTGCCGGTTGGCACACCTGCGCCGGCGGTCCACTGGCTCGCATAGCTGGCCATATCGCTAGCACCAACTAGTGTACTAGCGCACGCCTGGATAGGTCCCACTCCTAGCGCCTGGCCAGGCACTCGCACTAGTCGCAAATGCCGTATTTGCGATGCGTCATAGACTCTACCATTCCAGCGCGTAGACCTCTCACCAGTGTAGGGGGCCAGGGAGGGTACACACTCTAGCGGATCTAGCACACGGATAGACGCCGGCCGGCCGTCACTAGAGCGGCCAATCATCCAGTAGGCGTTACCCCTCAGAGCCAGAGACGCCACCGTGTCGGCGATTAGGTCCACCTGCGTAGCATCAGCAGACGGCATAGACAGCAGACGCGGATAGGCGTCACCCTCTAGCCTGTCAGATCCTCGCCATGCGTCTAGCGAGAGTTGTTTAGCGGCAGTCTGGATTACAGACACGCACCTATATACAGCGTCTAGTGTGAGAGCACGGCTAGGGGCCATACTGGCACTAGCGGACACGCGCGGCGGCGGCATAATCCCCTCTGGGATCGGCGCGGCGGCGGCCTGCCTGCCCAGTAGGCTAGTGACTAGTTCCAGCGCTTTCATGTGAGCAATATTAGTAAACATATTCATCCGATACAAGACGCTAATATAGCTGTACTGGATCGGGTACATAGATACCCGCGCCATGCACGGCTACCGCCGCCGCTCGTAGCGCGTCGATAGGGCCAGCACTGCGACTAGCATCCAGCGCCATTACACCATACATAGGACGGCAGACCGCTTGTCCCCATGCCGTGCGCAGCTGAGTTGCCCCATCATGCACTAGGCGGCCATCGCGTACACGATCTAGTAGCAGCTGGGTTGCTAGCGCGTATTCTTTAGTTTTGATAATTTTTAGTGCCGTTCCGTCGTTAGTTATGTCTGTTGCTGTAGTGGCCATCGGCCCGGTAGCGTCGGCGCCGATCCATTTATAGCCGGCGGTCGATAGTCTGCGCACGGTGGGGGCTAACCAGTCAACGCCAGGCCCGGACATTATCAGGGATAGGGCCAGGTCACCCTCGGTAGTGATCCACGCGGCCACGATTGAGGCGCCGCTGCGGTCTAGCGCAATGTCTACGCCTATAGATACCTCGCTAGGTGTCGGCGGCTCTAGCGGCTGATCGGCGGCCAGTGAATCCCAGAGTGCCAGATCGATTAGCGCCTCATTTTCTAGCGGGGTGTCAAGATTCAAAATACTGCGCCGCCAGTTAGCCAGGGCACCCGGTACGCCAGGTTTAGCTAGCGATAATATCTTTTCGTACGTTTGGGTATGTCCCATTGCAGGGTGAAACGTTAGGGTAGCTTCGCCGTAGGGGTCAGCTTCTGCTAGTGCTTCATCTGCTGACCACTCAAAATAGGCCAGGCGGCTAGTAGGATCGTCCACCGCGTGCCGGCCGCGTTCAATCAGTGTGTTTAGGTAGGCCGATTTACTAGTTCCCCGTGTTGAAACGATCCACATTTGACTATCTAAAATCGTAAGCTGCGTAGGTTCAATAGCCGCCTCAAGCGCGGCGCCTGAATCGGCGTCGAAAGCCCAGGCCTCATCAATGGTAATTAAATTCAGGCTATCACCGTGTACACTTTTAGGAGTAGGAGCAAATGGCGAGAGCCTAGAGCCGCGCTTTAGGTATTCTAGGTACTCTGTTCCCTGAGATTTGCGCACGTTGAAGTATGACGGCTTTTTATCTGCTTTTAGGCTATTGATTAGTTGGTTCCAGCGCTTTTTTGCATCCTTTCCAGTTTGAGCCGTCATAACGACCTCATGGCGATTATAGGACATGATGCGGTCAGCCATGATTGCCCTTAGTAGGTAGCTTTTGCCTGACTGCCTGGGCACGGACACTACCACAGTGTCATACCTAAAAGCGCCGGGGCGCTTGGGGTCTAGCTCCATGCCCACCGCTGCTACCTGTTTTTGCCATGGCATTAGCGGCCCTCCCATGTAGGCGGCCATAGCCTCTATGCGCCGGCCGTAGCTGTGATTAGTCGGCGTGCGGCGGGTAGCATATTTCGGTTCTGAGCTCATTCTGTGCCACCTGTCGCTAGTGCCTGCATAGTGAGGTGAGCTAGCGCGGCATCTAGTGCGTCTAGTTCTGGGTCGCCACCCTCGGCCGGCCGTGGCATAGAATCTAGCGCAGCTAAAACTTTATCTAGTACCGTGGTTGTAGCTACCGACACTTTAGGCTGGGCTAGTCCCCTATCCAGCGCGGCCGCCGCCTTGGTTACCATAGCGCGTTTAGCCTGCTCGATAGGACCAAGCAAACCCTTTGCTTCTAGGTCCTCAAACATTCTTGCGCAGGCGTCGCTAATCTCAGTACCCCCCATAGGGTCGGAGTCAATTTCAAATAGTTTTTGCTGTTTCATGATACTTTTGGGTGTCTTTGGTTTTTTTTATTGGCGTCGTGTCCGTTTTTGTATAGCTGAGGGGGGAAAGGGGACCTGGGGGGTCGGAGGGTTCCAGTAGCCATTCAAAAAACGGCTAGGCCAGACGGTTTGGACTGCTCGACCGGTTCGGCTGGTTGATCGGCCAGGCCAGGCCAGGCGGCTACTAGGCGCTTTTTGCGCGTCTCTTCAGGCCGGCTTATTGGTTTGTTCTGCCTGGCCATGTTGCACCGGCGGTGCGCTGGCCTGAGATTGGCTAGCGTGTGCTGCCCTCCCAGGCTTTTAGGTATCACATGGTCTAGAGTATAGCCGCCTGGCTCGGTACGGCTGATAGATAGATCTATAGGCCGGCCACAGATGTGGCATGTAGTGCCGTATGTGCTTATTACTTGATTGCGCAGGTTGGCTACCTGTCGCCCGCCCCACCCATAGCTAGCCATGATCGGCCAGCCTGATTGCTGCTAGCTGCCTGGGCTTTTTGCCTAGCTGCTTTGATAGCAGCGTGCCAGCGTACGCAGCCTGTCTAGCTGCCTGTATGGCTAGCTCTAGCCTGTGCTGATCCTCTATAGGGTCGCTCTTAGGCTTGGGTTTACGTACTGGCTTAGGCTTGGGTTTACGTACTGGCTTAGGCTTGGGTTTAGGCATGGGTCTAGCTGGCCTGCATCGGCTACATGCCGACGCCTCTAGGCCGTGAATACATGTAATAGACATGACACTACCTTTCATTTCTGGGGATTCCAGGCGGCTAGCGCAGCTAGTGCCTTGGCTCGCGCTTCCTCTGTGATATCTACAGTGTGCCCGCTAGGCGGTTGAGATAGTGGGGTGATAGCCGATTTACGGCTAGGTGATACGCGCTTGGCTATCTCTTTTGCACGTTCCATCGCTAGATAGGCTCGGCGGTCTGCATTCTCAGCCCTACGCTTTTGGTATTGCTGGGATGATAGCTTGATTTTCTCTTTAGCTAGCCTGATTCGCTCCTGTTGGTCTGTGGATAAATCTTTATTTAGGGAGGGACTCCCTATAGTCCCCTCCCTTATGGGGGTAGGGTGCGCACCTGCTTCCGGCTGGTATTTAGCCCGCGATTGCTTAGCGTGCAAAACTAAAGCTTCGCGCATTTTACGGCGATTTGTGGCCCTGGGGTTGCGCACCCATCCACGGCGCGGCAGGCGACGCACGCGGGCCTCAAACTGCGCGCGGCGTTCCAGCATCCTTGCGTCATGTGATTCTTGCGCGACTTCGATTAGCTCAACCAAGACATTTTTTACAATTTTCACAAAGCTAGGCGCGGGTCGACCGTCTTTGATACCGCCCGGGTACCACTCGATAACACCTAATGCATCAAGTTGGTTAATGCAGTGCCTAACCCAACGTTCGCTTTTGTAGGCTGCGTCTGCTAGCTGGGGGGCTGTGGTGTAGCCTGTGCCGGTGTATGGGTCTACCGTGTGCGAGATTGCCTGCAGGATGTGGACTAGGCCGGGTATGCCCTCACGTAGTGGCCCCCATCCACGGTGAGCCAGGGCCGCTATCAGCTGGTAGCACGTCCAACGGGTCGAGACCTTGGCGCGGCGGGTTTTTCGGTTGCTCATGGTATCTACCTAGTGCAGTAGTCCGACGGTGAACATACAGACACACGCTACTACCAGCCAGAGCGCGGCGTATCGAGTCCGGCTAATGCGGCCGCCGGCGCCGTGAATCAGGCCGGCCATGTATCCTAGGCCCCACATCAGGGCAAACAAAAGCGCGTAAACGGGGATATAGACCATAGCGTCAGTAAGCCAGGTAGTAGGAAGCGAAACGGCCTGATAGACGCCCGGGTCAATTTGGATAGCCTGCATTTTGCGTTTTCCTTTCATGTTGGCTATGCGCCTATAGTATCCCTGCTGCGCTACAGGGACAAGCAAGAGTTTAATTAGTTATATAAAAGGTGTGGCCCGGCCACAGTGTTTTAGCACTGGAGGACCGGGCCATTATGTACACACGCCAGAATAGAAAGGAAAAACGGTGTCTCGCATACGCCGCTATCTGTTGTGTGCCTCTATTTTATGCAGGCGGCTATCATGATTGTCAAGCCGCCGGCCATGATGTTTTAGCTCACACTCTTGCGAGTGATCTACATCGTGCAGATAATCAACCTGCCTACTGAGATGCCGACGCATTTCAACCAGACTGGTTTCTATCATATCCAAGCGCTTGTTTAGTGGGTCTAGGTCACTAGGCCCGGCCGCCTGCCGTGCGCTACGCCAGGCGGCTAGGGATGCTACAAAAGCGCCAGCACCGCCTAACCCGCCCAATTCGTGTATAACGGCTGCGACTATGTGCATTATCGCAGGCGGGGGGTGTGCAGTGTGGCCACAGCCAAAGCCAGCAGAACAAGGGCACTAACCAGCTCATGCAGTAGCGGGGTAATGGATTCATCTACCCACCCCAGGGCGCCGGCGATTTTTACTAGCGCATATAGCGCAGCGGTCAGCGGGTATAAAATAGCGCGCGCGGTAGGCGGTAGATAGTCGGCCGTCGGCTGGCTGCCTGGCTGCTCTGCATCGTGGGAGTTGGGGATATCGTTAGCCATTTTTAGCAGGCCTGCCCATGGTTAAGCATATTCTGCCATGCGGTGACAGTGATCGGGCCACAGTATCCGTCAGCCTGTACACCTAGGCGGCGCTGTAGCGCGGTGATAGTGCCAGCGCCTAAAATTCCGTCGGCCTGTACACCTAGGCGGCGCTGCAGGGCGGCCACAATAGCGCTGCCTGATCCGCCGTCATAGCTGATAGCCGTGATAGCGCTGTGCCTATCCTGCCAATATTGATCCTGGCCAGTAATCCACCCATCTACGGGGGTGCCCAATAGTAGCTGTACGCGGCCGATAGTGTCGGACCCTGCTACGCCGTCCGTGTATAGCTGGCCAGTGTTGGGGTCAGTGCCACCAAACGCACCGGCGGCGGGTAGGGGGATATCCTCGCCTGGCTGCCAGGATGTATCAGTAGCGATTTTATCGGCGGTAGCTGACAAATTGGCTAGCTGATCGTACCAGCGGCCAGGGCAGGCCGTGGCGAAAGTATCGCAATGGCCGCGTAGCGGCAAATAGCCGTTACGCGCGCGGATTTCGCTAATCAGCGTGGCCACAGTAGCAAAATCATCTGGGTCCATCTCAGGGCGGCATTCAATGCCGATAGTGCCGGCGTTGTCCCCGTAGCTATGCCAAGCGCGGTTTTCCTCGTCTACAAGCTGGGTGATGTGATCGCCTGATACTACATAGTGCGCGGATACGTAGCTATTGGGGTTACATAAGTGGTTAACCACTGCGTCGTGATTCTGCCCATCGGCGCCCCAATGGTGAATAGTGATTGCGTTGATACCCGCAGGGCGCCCTACATCATAGTTAGGGCTGGGGACTTCTTCCCGGATCATTATGTTACCTTTCGTTATGTTTGGTTATGAATCAATCGCATATGTTAGACATAGCGGTAGATACCAGCCGGCGCTAGAATCCATCCCATTATAGCCGTCTACACTGAGCCAGCGAGTATTGCCATTCGCATAAAATTCTAGTGGCGTCACAGTGTTGCCGGATACTGCCACACCGGACCCTAGCCACTGATTCCAGCCTGTCGCCTGTAGGTACTGGGACGGAATTTGCAGGATTTTAGACCTGTCGCCACCGGCGCCGCGCTGGATAGTCCCTTGCACGCATACTAGGCCGCCTTGCAGTCTGATTTTGGGCGCCCTGCCCTGTACGATATTCCAGCCAGGCCCTAGCGCCAGCGTCTCCCAGGGAGTGGTTTTTAGTGCGTCTAGCTGCTGTTTGGCTGCGTTTAGCGCCGCTTGCAGCTCGCTAAAATTGTTGTTTACATCCTCAGCCCTGGCTATCTGGCCTGGTAAAAATGTTTTCAAAGGCTAGCACCTCTTTAGGTAGTAGTGTGAGCGTTGTTTTCCAAGTATACGGTGTTATGTCGTGAGATACACTAGTTACATGTGCTAGTGATTTGTCGCCATCCTTGATTACCTCTACTAGGTCTAGCGGATCAATTAGCCCAGCGGTATTCATTCTGTCTTGTCGCAGGTCGTTGTCTACGCGCTGTGATACCGGCCAAAAAGCGACGGCAGAAACCGTTGGATAGTCCAGGGCCTCTTTAAGCATCTTTTGTGCCATTTCATCGGCTACAAAACGGCTAGGTGCCAGCGTATCTATTTTCAGAGTAGCGCCACCCCATGCGGTAAACCGGGTAGGCTCTACTGCCACGGCCACATAATCGGCGGCCCGCCACTCGCCACTATCGTTAGGCGCTGCGTCATGCACGGTAGCCTCTACCCTAGAGATAATATTCTCAGCCTGCCAGGTAGCTTTAGCATCCGTATAGTGCCAGGTGTCAATTTTTCCTGTGCTCTCGTAACTGTCAGTTAGCGCTACGTTTGTTTTATATTGCTGCGGCGGGTATGCGCAGATTTGGAGTGTCCCAAACCTATCGCAATACCACGCACCCCCTACGGTAGCGGTCACTGCATCCAAGTGCGCGGCAAGTGACGTCTCCCAGACGGTAGGACATACCAGCGCATAGGATGTGCTAGGGATTTCGTAGCTTACGTTAGGCGCGCTACCCATTAGCCGCCTAACGCGTGACTCCCAGTTTTCTAGGCGGCCACCATCCGGCCGCGCCCCATAGCGCGTAATAGCAGCGACTTTAGCCACCGTGTCAGCTGCTTCTATAGTCACGGCGGTATCTGAGGCTTTTTTGCCCGGCTCTACCTTTATGTCTGTGATAAAGCCCGTAAACAACGGCTGGCCATTCCTAGTATTTTTTAGGCGTATTTGCGCACCGTAAAGTATACCAGCGGCGCGCGGGTCAAGCTCGGCTGTAGCTTTTACTGATAGCGTGCCCGTCTGAGCGTACATAATACTGCCAGCAGTTGTTACGCCGCGCTTGACACTTATATGTGTACACGGCCCGGTGATGTCCACCCACTGTGTTAGCGCGGTTTCGGGTACCCACTTTTCCCGATTCCACATGCCAGCATTGAAAATTAGCGTGCCGGCGGGCACTTCCTCGCGGTCCCAGCGTGAGCGGTCCCAGCGGCCTATATCCCACCGCATAGCGTCAGTGACAACAGCGGCCACTACCTCAAGTTTTAGCTGGTCGGCGGGTTTGGTCTGAGTATAGAAAGTCATGCGTAAGCCACCCCCCTAGCTCCGTTTAGCAGATTGTACTTTTCCAGCGCGGCGGCAATTTGCCGGCCGGCCTCATAGTCAGCATTTAAGCAGTTGACATTAATAGTAATATTTGGTGCTGTTTGAGCACCTATAGAACTGTTGCCTAGTGCGTTTAGCTGGGTTGGGATGTTTAGCGCGGCAAAGTCCGTATTAGCTATAGACGCGGTTAGCGCAGCTAGTGATGTTTTTACGGTAGGGTAGCGGCTCTCTAAGCCCCTGATAAACCCATCGATCACATATTGACCAGCCGGTACCAGTAGACGCTTGTCTACATCTTCGGGGCCTTTCCAGCTAGTCAGTTTGCTAGTTAGGCCTCGTAGAGTGCCGGCCACAGAGCCGATTTTAGACTTGATACCGCTAATGAAACCGTTGATTAAGTTTGCACCTGCATTATATAGAGTGCTGCCTAGGCTACCTAGTGCAGATACGGCCCGGCTAGGTAGTGTACGGATCGTTGAAACAGCAGAATTAATACCGCTAACAATCGCTGATTTAATGCCGTTCCAGGCGCTTACGCACGTAGACCGGACAGCAGACCAGGCGCCAGACCATAGGCCCTTGATAGCACCAACACCAGCGGATATTAGGCCTTGGATACCCTGAATTGATCCACTAATAATAGACCGCATGGCGTTCCAGGCGCCCAAACAGATTTGTTTGATAGCTGCCCACGCACCAGACCAATCACCACGCAAAACAGCAGTAAAAAGCCTAAAAACACCCGTAATTATATTAACCGCGCCCTGGATTGTACCAGTTATTGACGTCCACGCGCCAGAGAGTACGGCCTTAATGCCCTCCCAGATTTCGCCCCAGTGCTGCGCTAGGCCCTGAAACACCTGGATAATAATATTAGCGACTGGCTGGCCTATGGTCTCCCAGGCCGTCCGCATAAACTCCCAGGCGGCGGCGGCCGCTGCCTGGATTGCATGCCAGATAGATTGCAGGGCAGGCAAAGCCGTTGACTGGAACCAGCTAACAAACTGGCCAATAAGGGACTGGATTTGCTGCCAGGCCGCTTGCACCGCAGCCCGGAACCTCTCGTTATGCTGGTATAGGTAGACAAACGCGGCTACCAACGCGGCGATAGCAGCAGCAATAGCGGCCACAATCAACACTACGGGATTAGCTGCCATGGCTGTGTTTAGTGCTATTACGGCCGCTTTGACAGCTGCAATAGTCGTTGTTAGCGTTTGCCACGCTTGAAACGCCTTGACTACCCCAGTAGCTGCTAGCGCGGCGGCGGTTAAGGCAGGCCCCCAGTCCACGATAAATTTGCGGAATGTGGCCAGGGCAGGCGGCGCTTTTTCCCCAATATATTGCATAAATTCACGTAACGCTGGCAGGATTTGCTCGCTAAAAAGCGCGGCGGCGGCGGTAAGTGCCGGTTTCATGCTGGTATAAACGCGCTGCGCGAACAAAGCTACTTTGTGCGCCACAGTAGCAAATTGTGAGGCCACCTTATCTAAGACTGGCCAGAGATATTTGTTTAGTAATGTTGCTGCCTTTGTAGCCGCTGGGAGTAGGTAGCTACCAAATTGAGCCGCCAGGTCACCGGCTTTAGCTTTTGCCACCTGTAGCTGATGTGACAATGTGTTTGTTTCGCGTGCAAACGCGCCGTGCGCGTCGGCGGTCTGCTCACTGATTAGCGCTAGGGTAGCGGCGGCCTGCGCCTGTGCGCTAGAAACGTTAGTAAACCCTAGCGCCGCCGCCTTAGCGTCAATCGCTGATTGATTCAGCGTCACGCCGTAGCGCTCGATTGGATCGCGTTCACCTTTTAGCGCGCTCGAAAGCGCTTCTACCGCTTCTTTAGTGGTGCCACCGTACATAGCGGCCAGGTCGGCGCCGGTGCTAATCAAATTGTTTGTTTTGCCTGCGAGTTGGTCTATAGGCGTGCCGGCGTTTTTTAGCTGGCTACCGATAACCGTTGCCAATTCTTGGTATTCGTTGCGTGTGATACCTAGCGCCGTGGCTGATTTGACGCTAAAGCCCTTGATTTGCTTAGCGGCGGTTTTAAAGACTGCTTCAACGGCGCCGGTTGATTGTTCCAGGTCGGCGGCCATCAGGGTAGCTTTTACACCTAGCGCACCAAGGGCGGCGCCACCGGCGGCGGCGGCGGCGGCCATAGTTTTAGCAGCTGATCGCGCGCTAGACGCCAGAGAATCGAGGCCAGTAGTGTTTTTAAGGTTTTTGAAAGCCTTTGAGAATTGTTTAGTATCAGCAATTACAGATACTTTAACTACTTTACCGGCCATGCCCTTTACTCCTCTAGCGCGCGGTCTTGTTCTTCTAATGCCTTTATGATTGCGTTAGCGTCGTGTAGCGTCAAATTTTCGCGTGCCTGCCAAGGTGGGAGGTGCGCGCGGATAGCCAAAACGGCCAGCAGCTGGGCTATTTCTGCGCCGCCGGTTCCGGCGGCGTGTTTAAACCCGGCGTCACCGGTGCTACATCGTCTCCCATACTAATGTATTTATCGATCTGTCCTAGTGGGATTCTCTTCGCTGCTTCCTGAGCATCCGCCGGCGTGGGATACATACCCGTACGGTATAGCACTAGGCCGGCCATAGCACCCATAACGCGCGCGCTTACGTCTTCAGTGTCAAATGCGGCCATGCGCACGCCGGTGATGTCCTCAAAGTACGCTACCTCACCAATGGTGAGCTGGCTTACTGATACGGGATTTTCAGGGATCGCAGGCGCCTTGAATTGCTCTGAGATATCGTTAGGTAACATTTGACTATAGTCCGTTCTTTTCAAGTAGTTCTGTAATGCCGTTGGTTAGGCCTGCATATGTTTGCGGCCTCAGCATCTCTTCGGCGCGACTGAGCCATTTAGGGCCTGTGTGGCCATCCTTACCCCAGTGATTGACGCCTGCATAGGGCGCGCGCCGTGAACTGGCACGCACCATAATTTTTGAGCGTGCTTTAGACGCTTTGATACTCCCATATAGATTTTTAGACCGTCCGATAGGCACCAGCGTTTTAGCTAGGCGCGCTATAGGGGCTGCTAGGGAGTATGTAAGCTCTTTTAGATCCTCGGCTGCCACGCCGGCCCTATATGCGTCGGATAGTAGCCGGTCTACACCCTCGATTTTGTATGTTACGCCATCTACGGTATAGGTACCGTCACCTAGGGAGATGCGTTTAACGTATGTTTCGTATGACATGGCGCGTTTGGTTACGCTAGGGCTTCTTCCATGTTGCCAGAGCCTAGGGTGCTACCGGTGGTTTTCATAGCGGGTTTGCCCTCACAATCCCATTCGAAACTAAACGTACTGCCCTTTTCATCGCCTGCTTCACCACTGATAGACGGCGCCGCGCCGATAGTTACCTTACCCGTGAAATGGGGCGCGTCAGCGCTCGCAGTCTTGTTGCCGTAGGGGGCTAGCACGTAATCAACGGTTTTGCCGACAGAATTCCAGATTTTGGACCAGAAAGAATCAGTGTCCAAAGACTGGATAGCTTCGCCGCTCAGGGTCCACTTAGACGTATTGCCGCCCTGAGCGTCGGCGAAAGTAACAATATCTTTGTCGCTGTTTGATGCTTTTAACTCCCATTTGGCGATGTCGGCCCAATAATCTTTTCCGTCAATCACTAGTCCTAACTTCTTGCCTAGGATGCGCTTACGTACCGGTACAGCCATTTCATTTACCTTTCGTGTTGTTTGATGTTTTTATAGCATGTCGTCGGGTTGTGGAACATAGCCCGGAATGTATTCGGGGGGTAGCTCTGGTTCTGGTTCCTCGGCTAGCTCGATAGTGGCAGGCGCGGATACGT